ATAATTTACCATGTCTGGTGAATTTGCAGAAACAGTTTGCTCTTTGTACATCTGAAACTGACGTACAGGAAAACCAACTAAGTCACCAAGCTCCTCAATCTGTGCTAAGTTTAACTTTACAAAATTTAAATGGTGTTCTTGGGCAAGTTCAACAACCGTTGAAGTCTTACCAATACCTGATTCACCCATAACTTCAATAGCAACTGGTGGTTTGCCTTGAGCTTGCAAGAATCTGTTGTTGTTAATAATGTGGTTTACGAAACCCTTGAGGTCATCAATGTTTAAATTTACTTGTGCCATAATTGATTAGTTTAATTGAATTGTTTTACCAGGTAAATGTTCTGTCTTATGAGATCTGCTACTAAGAACCCATAAAGTATTCTTAGGACAGTTTTCAGGAGAACTACATTCACCATCTGTTAAATATATAAGAGCTGTATAACGCCCATGATCATTAAAATGATTAATTACTGGTTGGAAATCAGTGCCTCCACGGCCTTTGATGTTCCAATCTTTTTTAGGATTAAAGTCTTCAACAGAATTAATCTGAGTATCACACTGTGCAACTGTAATCTTGTGACCAGTCTTATGCATGTGATGTAACTCATTCATAAATTCTTTAAGCTCATCATTACTTACAGATCCAGATGTATCTACACCTACAAGTATGTGATTCTTATGTTTAATCTTCAATCCGGGATTCTCACTGTATCTTTTATTATACTTTCTCCTGAGCTTCTTTGTAAAGACAATAGATGAATTACCAACAAATCTTCTGAGGTAAGCTTTCCAATCAAACTTTGCAGGCTCAATTGTAAAAAGTCTTCTAAATATCTCAGCTAATTCACCAGGTAAATGACCTTGTCTTTTCTCTGTCTGCTCAGCAGCTTCTTTAAGTTGATGATCAATCTGTTTTTCAATAAGCTTTTTCTCAGCTTCAGATAAATCATCAAACTCTTGCCAAGTCTTGTGATCATAAATACTTTCACCATCCATTTGAGACAGAATGTTCTCAAGTGTTTGTGATGTACCGCTATCACGGGCTTGTTGTAATAAGTCATAATAGACTTTAGTACCTGCTTTAACAGGAAGATTCAACTCTGGAAACTGGTCAAGAGTTAAACCACCTTCAGGTAAATATTTACTATCAATATATTGGTTGATCTCAAGATCAGCTGCAATATTAAATAGTCTGTGGTCCGGATACATATCCTTTACAGTCAAGTGACCAAAAGCAATATGTAGAAGCTCATGCTTCAAAAGACCTGTTGTATGTTCTTCAGATAAAGGATCAACAAAATCTGGATTTATAGAAAGCTGTACACCAATACCGTGTTTACTAACACCTGCAGTAGGAATATCTTTTCTATATTTTTTGTTGAGACCAATCAAGAACAAACCATAAAAGGGTTCTGTGAATATCAATAGCTTAGAAGCCTTTGATATTTTGTCAATTACGTTTTGCATTTTTAGGCCATTTAACTTTTACTTGTACACCATCTATAGGTAGTCCTAGACTATCTACTGAATTATAAACTAAACGTGTAACACAATCAAAGAAGTAATTTTTCAATACTTCATCTTCAATTAGTTCAGGATTAGTTTTAATTTCATCATAGATGTTATCAAAACTCAATAAACTTAGATTATCAAATCCAAATTTGTTTAGGTAGTCACGTCTTCTATGAGACTGGATACCTTTAGAAAGAAGTTTTACGTATACTGTATCCAAGTTTAAGTTTATGATATTACTTACAGCAATCTCAAAATCTTCTTTCCCGGCATTAAGCATGCGTTGTAACTCCAACAATTCTGCTAGTTCTAATTTTGTATCAATCATTTATTTCTAGTGTTTTCTTCATCCAGTCTGGACGAACCTTGGAATTTAACTGAACTATCCACTCTTTTGCAGAAGGAATATAATTGTTGCAATCCTCCTTAACATGTTGTTCTCCAACATATCTTGTGTATACTGTTTTACCATCTGAATTGATAAAACTTTTTCCAAATAATTTTTCTGCTTCAAAGATGCCTTCACTATGGTGACGGAAAAGCCTATGATTTGAATGACCAAGCCAAGACTTAGTTTCATCAAACCACTCATGAATATGTAAATAATCTTCAGGTTTTCCTCCCCATTTTCTTGCAGAGCTTTTAGCATGCAAGTTTGGATGGGCCATTAAATATCAAATAATGATAGATCATCCCAGGAGTATTCTTCTACAGTTCTTTGACTGTATTTTACATCAGCAGTCATACTATCAAGATCAATAGTAATATCACCAAAACCACCCTCATTGTTATACCAATCAGCACCTTCAATGGCGTCATCAATAAACTCATAACAGTCATTTTGTAATAAGTTATACTCTTCATCAGTCATGTATGAATTTTTAACCATGTCTCTTGAATAGTAGTATTTATCTGTGATATCATAATAGATTAAATCATCAATATCACCACTATCTCCTGATCCAGAGAAAGTAATCTCTATTTTATTTATTCCTTTGTCTTTTAACTTTACCAGAATTGGTAGGACTTGTTGTGATAGTTTTGCCATTGGGATTTATTTCAATAATTACACCTGGATTTGTTTTATCATATTGATAATCATTAAATACTGGTTTAATAAAATCAACATTGTCATCTTCAATCCAGCCAAATGTGACCATATCATCTTGTACAGTCTGGGCCGGATTTATATAATCAAACTTATGTTTGGTACCTCTAATAAATGTAAGTCCAATTTCAACAGGAAGTGTATGTTTAGCAAGTTCATCTTTGAATGCATCAGCATATTTCATATAATAAGCTTTTGCAGTCTTTCTGTAATTAACTACTGTTTTACTGGCAATAAAATATTTGCCGGTCCAACGTCTACCATTCTTTGATGATGGTACATTTCCTGGTATAAAAAATTTCATACTTTATATAATGCTTCCTTTAAAAGCGGTTTTAAATTTTGATGTGTTTTTTCAAAGCCATGTTCTTTAACAGCATCTGATATGTCTTTGCATATAGTTAAGGCTGTTCCATTAATATTATATGCTTTTGCATATCTTTCAATAGCCTTATGTCCTGCATCATCATTATCAAATAGGGTTATTATTTTCTTATACTTTGATTTAAGATTTTCAATGATATAAGGTTTAATAACTGTATTCTCACTGTCTGGTGCTATAACTTCTATGTTATAACCAAATCCTTTTAAGCACATTGCATCTTTCAATGAAGAGCAAATAACTAAATAAGGTTGGTCATACTTAAGCTGATCAAGACCTTGGATGTGTGATTTAAGCTTATGGAACTTGTGCTTCTTTTTATAAGGTTGATAGATCTTATAGGCATTACCGTCTTTATCACAGTAAGCATAAATATGCTCACCTTCAATTTTTAATTTACTGACAGTACCATCCTCTTCCTTAATCATATTATAGTATTCAACAGGCTTGACATTATATTCTTCAAGCATTGTTTTTCCTATCCTATAACTTAACCAATAAGCTGAGTCCAAAGTATTCCATTCTCTTGGATTAATAAAATCCAGTTCCCACTTAGTGTGTGGGTTAAGCTCAACGGATTCTTGACCAGACCTAAGTAATACTGAAAAGCCCAATAGCTTGGAACCTGGTTTACTTCAACAATAACGTTTTTTGTACTGAACATAAATTAAAGAGGGAAGGCCCGGAGGCCCTCCCATATTTAACTGATTACTAATTATAGATCAAAATCATCTCCTGAGTTACCTGAAGTAGGCTCAAACCCAGAAGTTGCTGCTGCTTCTTTTTTAACAAGCTTTCTTACATGCTCATCATAATTGAAAGTCAACAATCTACCTGCAGTAGAACCAACTGCTTCAAGTGGTAAACCTGCTTTAGATAAACGTGGCAAATGCAAATCTACATTTACATAACCATCATTGTTTTCCCACTCACGACCACCAATGCAAGCATTAATGAACTCAGTGTTTCTAAAGATTTGTTTACATGCATTTGCAAATTGCTCAAGAGAATTAGCTTCAATCATATCTACTTCATCTCTTTTACCGGTAACATCTGCTAAGAAAGCAATTGCTTTTACCATCTCATCTGCAGCTACAATCTTTCTACCTGTAGGTAGAGTTGTATCTTTGTAAGGATAAGGAGACATTCTAACACGTCCAACCTGACCTTTATAACGTGGTCCATTCTGATTGTCTGCATCTACCAAGAAACCTTGGAACTCTCCACCAACTGGTTCTGTTTCTACATTCAATGTAATGTTGAATGCTTGTGGATCATAAGGGGTAGCATCAAAGCTTAAACTGTTGATTTTTACTTTGTGATTACCTGGTCCAATTACTGGACTTACTCTGTTTGCTGATACGTTTTTTGTACTAAACATGTGATTTGATTTTTAAAATTTAAAGTTATTATTCATTTTCATACTTCTGGATACATTCTTTGACAAGTTGAAGATCATTTGCAATGAACTCCTCCTCAAACATACCCATTGGGGATTTACAGGTAGTCTCACCATCTGTTTGGGTTGCAAACACATAGTTAAGTTTACCATCATCTTCTTTAATTACTCTACCAAATAAAACAATTGAGAACAAACCTTCTAATGTAAGAGAGTTATCAATCATTTTACCTACAGTTTTAGCTTTGATTCTACGTTTACCGTTGATATCAGTGCTATCTTCTGAATGTGTTAAGAAAAACACATAGAGATCATCCCTGAGATCTTTTGGTGCCTTAGCAACTGCTGCAAGATTTGCTGCAATAGAAGTAAATTTATCATAACCCTTCTCAGCTGCTTTGTCAAAATACTCAAAGCTTGACATATATTGCCAATCATCAATAACTAAGTTCTTGATATGTGGCATTTTCTCACTAACATGTAACATTGCTTTTAATACACCCGGACCAGAGGAAACACTTAATAGATTTCCTTTAGGATTTTCTTTATCCAAAGCTGTGTATTTGCTTTTCCAACCTTTAAAAGGTAAAGGTTTGTTAGCAATATTAATGATTACCGTTTCACTAGGATTTAAATTCCTAATGGATGTTGATTTACCTGAGCCTGACTCAGCAATTACTAAAACACTTTGTGCCATATTTACTTGATTTATTTTTTCTTATCTAATTTACTTTCAATTCTTTCTAATGCATTAGCAATTCTGTCCAAAGCATCAACTACACCTCTGTAAGAAAACTTTTCATCCGGATCAGGTAACTCTTGAAGATTCAAGATTTCCTTTACTTCAGATGCATGTCTATTAGAAGCATCATTAATAACTTTTAATTCCGCTACAGGGATAAGATATCTTTCAAAGCCCGCATTAGAAGTAGTAAGTTCATACTCTTCTTTCCAATATGGATTATGTTTTAGAAGATACAATGTTCTTTTAGGATCTTCAGAATCATAATCAATACTTACAAACTCTGTATAAATATCTTGACCTTTTTGTAGTTCACTAGGAAAAAAGCTAATATATAAATCATCTTTTCCTGGGGGTCTATAGGCCATCTTTGGTATAAACAAAGCATCTGGCATTCCTGAAGCATCAAAATAATCTTGATGCTCCAATTTCAATAAACTGACTTTTGATTTTCTTTCTTCTGGAGTCATTTGTTTTTCTTGATTTTTAGTACTGATCATCGTGTTTGTATTGGGGGAGTTTCCATTTCAATAATTTCCATTTGTGCAAATAAACCTTTAAAAAAGCTCATTCTTGTATCACCATTACGTGCTTTTAAAAAATGTAGAACTAAAGTTGCATCATCTTCAATTACATATCTGTCTGGACCATAATATCTAATCTTTTGTTTAGCCGGC